TCCATTGCCGTTGTCCAAATATCTAGGTTGGACTTCTATAGCATTGTATTGTTCCAATTCTTTGATAGCACGCTTAACAGTACTAGATGATTTATGACATCTTTTTCCTATTGTCTGAATACTTGGATAGCAAGTTCCGTCATACTTATCTGCGTATCTACAAAGCGTTGCATAAACTCTAATTGCATTATCGCTAATTTTACTCTCAATAAGCCACTCAGGAACTATGCTAAAGTGTGGTAACTCTGATACTATTTTCATAAGAATATATTTTATTCTTCTTCTGTAACAGAATTATTTTTCTCTAAATATCCTCCAAGCCATACATCTGTATCGTATAATTCTATACCAACACCTAATCGCATGGCACATCTTTTAATAGCGTCTGATAAAGCCTCTTTGGCTCTCTGTCCGTTATTATGTACTTTATTTGCGTCTGAATGAAAAAATGGTTTATCACACATACCGACTTCTTGTCTGCGTACATATTGTCCGTCAATAGTACCGCTCATTTTTACTTCTACACCAGTTACAAATCTACGCCTAACACCATTCATATCCTCTACTGTATCGTGAATATATCTACCAATTTCTATATCTAGGTCTGGTATTAATGCAATTAGTTTTTGTGTAACCTGCGTATGTTCAACATAGTCTATATCCCCAAAGCCTTTGTTTAAACTTTTAACTAAGTTTTTATTCCAAGGTTTACTAAGTTGGATTTGTGTCGTTCTGTCCATTATTATTTTTCCTCCTGTTATCTACTATTCCTATTGTGTCTAGGAAGTCAATTATATTTTCTTTATCCCATAAAGGACAAGCTTTTAATACAACATCTGGTGCTGGTAACTTACCGTGATAATGTAAACTAGCTACTTTTGTTCTAGGTACTTGCATTATCTCGGCTATTTCTGCAACAGATACTGGATTTATTTTTATATCCATAATTTTCCTTTCCCCTAAATACTGGTGCCGCCTAGCTAAGAAATGGAGGTCCTAGCCAAGCGACACCAAGTATTTCAACTGGGCTGTAATTTTTATTATAAACATACTGTGTAACATAATTAATCGTAAATTTAATAATTGTTAAAAATTAACTGCGTTGTAGTTCTGTTTTAAGCGTTCTATAGCTAGCAGTTTAATTACCCTTAACAATGAAAACCTTAATTCTATTAGGTTATTCCATTTCGTAGCCAAAGTTTTTTAAAACCTCTACACAAAAATTTTCTAAATCTTTTATTTCCAAACTAATTATTCCAGTATTGCTACCGTCTGGCATAGCTACATGACAAAATGGTTTGCTCATTCCACCATAAGCAATGTGTGCTTTATCTGATTGTAGCTTTCCTCTATTAAAAACTGTTACCAATGGTCCAACCTGCTTACCAGATTTAACTTCTACTCTTAATCCTGTACTCCAATTTTCCTCATGTGCGTCTGCACCATGAAATCTATTATTAGGTATCTTTAGCAATTTTCTAGCTTGGTTTTGTTTTCTTCTACCTTTATTTCTATTCCGTCTAGCTATACAAGTTTTACACTTACAAGTATTCTTTTTTTGTTTTGTGTTTGGACATACACCAATGGAATTTTTGTTGCTATTTTTTTGACTTAAACTACTTGGATAATTAAGTTCTTGACCTTTTCTAATTTTCCAATCTGTAAAGGTTTCATCATCTCTTATATCAAATTCTCTATTGTTTTTTATCATTGTGATTTTCTACCAATTTTTTTAATTTATCACTTTTAATATTTTCTACTTCTTTAATTTTAAGAGTTGTTTTTTCTTTTTCAATCTTATCCCAATCAATATCCTTACGCCTAATAAGTGGAATATCAAACTGCACAGAATTTTTCTTAATATGGTGTTGAGCTCTACCAAACTTTCTTTTAGTTTCTACTACATAAGGCCACATTCTTTCTAAGTCTTTTGACATTTGCAACCTACCATTTTCCTTATAAAGTTCTGTCATGTTGCCACCTTTCATAGCCATTGTTGCGTTTTTGTCTATTGTAAAAACATTAAATAATACAGTACACCAATTTTTTGACCAAGCCTGTAAACATAAATCTGTGTCCTCGTTGTATCTACCTCGCCACCTAAAATCTAAATCATTACGAATTAATAAATTACTATACACTCTGTTGTTTAAGTAAAATGGCTTTTTATGTCCTTTGGTTATAAAAAAAGTATATTGCATTCCACTAATAGCAATATTTTCATATCTGTCTGTAAATTTTTCTACTTCAGAAATAGCTACATTAGGGTCGCACTCTACTTTTCTACCGTTCCATATATATCTAGTTTTTCTAATATTGTCATCAAAAATCCAATGTCGTTCCATTCCAGATTTAATACCTTGCTCCCATACAAAGTTTCTAGCTGGTATGCTACCTAAACCTAGATTGCTAAATGGTGTTTGTAAAAGTATTTTTTCATCATACTTTTGTTTATATAAATTAAACTCCTGTGGCTCTATAACTATTTTAAAATCAACACCATACTTTAAAAACATATCTGCTGTATAACAAACATCGTGTCTGCCCTTTGAAATTATAAATATTGGATATTTAGGTTTCATTTGGCATAAAGACTATTGAACTTGGGTCCTCAAATGGTCTAGGTGGCCACCAAATGCTAGTAGTTTTTTTAAAGTTTTTCAGCCCTTCATCAGCACCAATTAGCTCTAATAATTCCTCTTTTTTTTCTTTATCATCAAACCTAATTACCAATTTGTATTCATCATCTTCATTATATTTTTCCCAGTCTGTCATTCCTACCCATTCATCATCTGGATTATTTTCATTTCTGCTATCTGGTGGTGCAGAAGTAAAAGCTAATGCACTTAATTGGTCTGTATTAAAGCCAGTTCCAGCTAAATTATTATCTATTTCTAAAATTTCTGTAAGTAATTGCGTTAACGCCTCGTCATCAACTTGAGCTAAATTGTTTATTTCATTATCACTTGTTAAAACTTTTAATGCTTTAACTGAACTGCTTTCTATATCTAATTTAATAACTGGCACTCTAGTTTTTCCCATTTTTTTAACTGCTTGTACAACACCATGTCCAGCTAAAATTACATTATCTTTAGCAATAACTATATTTCTATAAAAGCCATGTGTGTTTATGGAATTTATAATATGGTCTAGCTGGTCATCTGGGTGGTTTTGGTAATTTTTAGGGTGTGCTTTTAAATCAGATACTTCCATACGAATTGTTTTAAATGGATTTTTATTATCATCAATTAAGTCATTAAGTTCTGCTTGGCTAAATCCAGTTACTTCTAATTCAAATTCATTTAATGATTTTAAAGTTTCTAGTAGTATATCATCATCAAATTCAGACAAATCATGTGTTCTATTATCTGCAATAGCAAATGCTTTTATTTTTTCATCAGACCAATCTGCTGGAATATCTACACATTCTAATTGTTTCCAACCTAGAAAAATACCAGCTTGTAAAGTTCCATTACCAGCTATGACTACATTGTTTTTGTCTATGACTATAGGTTTTCTTTGTCCGAAGTTAGATAAACTGTCTGCAATAGCTTTTATAGACTTATCATCATGTTTTCTAACATTATCTTTATCTAGCTCTAAATCTGCTATATTAACTAATCTTGTGTTCATACAAAAATTATAACAGATATGTGATAAAATCTAGTTGGATAATAATTTCTTCATTATTTATCCCCCTGTTAGTTATTGTCCTCTGGCAACAGAGGACAATGGCTATTTACAATCTTTAGCCATTTCTATATTCCAAAGCCCACTCGTAGTAATATGCTTTATGTTTTCTGGTGTATTTGCCACAATCACATTCCAAAGTTTCTATTGGATAATTCTGGTCTTTTTTAAAAGCAAAAATCCAGCGTCTATATAATTCATTTTCAGAACTACATAGCAAAGCACCAGACTTTAGTTTATCTAGTGCTTTTTGCTTTTCACCAGAAAATTCCTGCGTTACTGGTTTTGTATATCCTACAATCATTTTGAAAAACCACCATTTATGATTTTCCAAATTGAAATAGAAGTTCTATGAAACATGGTTTTGGTTTCTGTAAAACTAGAAGTTCCATTATTAATCCAAAGAACTTGATTGGCGTTACTTAATATTCTTTTTCTGCCTGTTGGTGTATCTACATTTATATAGGTAGAAAAATGCATTCTGTAGCCTTTATTGTTATCTAGTTTATTTTCTGTTATAAAAAATTCTTTATTTATAACAAAGTCTTTATTACTATTATCAGTTACGAATATAGAAACCATTCTAGAACTCAATGGCAAAGTAATAGATTTTCTATTAGCCCTAACCTTATCTATATCTGTTTGGTTATATTCTACTGAAACAGTTGTATCGCCATACTTAAGTTCATAAGTATCATCAGTTTCTATTCTTAGTTCATCTGGTTTGAATTGTTTAAATCCTACCTTAGAATAGTTGGCTTTAGCCTCATAAACCAAAGCCTCAACTATTCTGTCAAATGTTTTTTTCCTCATTATTTTTCTCCATTTCTTTATTATTTTGTGTTTCCACAAGTACCAATTTAACCAGTGATTAAGATATATGTACTTTTTTTTACGAATTTTTTAAATTATTTTTAAAAATATAATAGTTAATGGCTATTTACCAAAATTTCTGTATAGCGTTAAGTAGCGTTCTGTAAGCGTAAATCGTGTGATAGTGTGTGATTATTAAACTGTCGGCTAGAAAACGCTTAAAACTACCTTATTTACGCAGTTAGCTAGGTAATTTCCAACATTTTTTACTAGCATTCCAATGGTGTATTCCGTCTTTATAAAACAGCCAACTAGCTACAGATGTGCTAGTTACCACATCATTACGACTGTTTTTTATCTTTAATTTAGGTTTTAACCAATTCCAAGTCTTATCATTAAATTGCCACAAGCCAACATCTCTAGTTCCATTGGTGTTTGTATTAACTGCATTAGGTTTTCCTGTGCTTTCGCAGTATGTAATCCTTAAAGCTATTTCTAAATCCTCTTTTTCAAAGTATTGACTAAATAAATCAACATAATCCTCCATATAAATAATGATTTCGTTGCGTTCTCTACAATCAACATAATTTGTAAGTTGCTCTGGTGTTAAAGGGGATAGCACAGCACAAGTAAGTAAAATATCTAATAACAAAATATATTACTAACTAGCTTGCTTTGGCATTAAATCATTAAGTGTTGTTATACCTACTTTTAGGTCCTCGCTAAACCAAGTACCATTTTCTGTATAAATTACTTTAGCTTTTATGCCGTCGTTTTCTATTCCAACTAATTTTTTAGCCATAAAATACCTACTTCTATTTTAATCGTAAATTAGTACAAAACCAACTATAAAAGTTCTAAATTTGCCCAACCTTTAGCACTTACTGTAAAAGTTAAAACAGCTGGGTGGCTCCATAATCCAGTTCTTTCGGTAAAATCTATACTTCTATCTAAACTAGGTGCTTGAAACCAAGCTCTGTCGCCTTGATACTTGCCTCTAAAATGGTGGTAATGTCCAGTAACTAATATTTCTGCCTCACCAGCTGGTAGCCAACCGTACATCTGGCCTTTCCACCAATTTTCAATCTTATTCTCTGGATTTCCACCAGCACCACCAGTCATGTGTCCGTGTGTCCAAGCTACTTTTTTGCCTTTAATTTCTAGAACTTGATGAAATCCCTCTGGTATTTCTACAGTTACATTTTTATAGCGTTCTGGATTTGCGTTCATAATCTCTTGACATATCTGTAGGTGCATTGTGTCTGAATTATCTAATCTGCTAGTAAAAACTTGTCCTTTAGAACTTCTAGTCATTTCGCCGTGATTTCCCGGTATTCCAGCTAATGTTAATTTATCTGCATAAGGCAAAAATGTGTCAATCGTTTTCATTATCAAGTGTCTAGCTAATGCGTACTGTTCAATTAAAGTAAGCTCAACATTGTGTGGTTGGCTATCGAAAAATGCGTTTGTACAATTTTCTGTAAGGTCGCCAAGTCCAACCATGTAAATCTCATTTATTTCTACTCCAAGTTTTCTTAAATCTTTAATCCTATTTATGCCGTCTTGTAAAGCTATTTCGTAGCGATTAATAGTATTTTCTACTCCGTAATCTTTTTTTCCTAATTGCCAGTCAGCCATAAACCACATAAAAGCAGTATCGCCTCCTAATGTTTTCTTTTTAATAGGTGTTTTTTTTCTTGTATGTTTAAGTAGTTCTAAAAAATATTTATCGTGAGCTGGATTTTTCTTTTTAACGAGCCCTTTAAAAGCATAAAATGTTTCTACAATTCCGCCTTTAAGTTGTGCATTCCAACTAGAAGTTCTAACTGTTCCAACTATTTCATATTCATCTGGATTATATCCCCAACTGTTTAAAATCTCATCAAATTTATTAGCGTAATTAGGGTCTGTTCCAACATGCGTAAGTTCACCAGCTCCTGTTTGGTCATTAATTTCTACACCTGGTTGCCAACCAGCTTTGTAGAAATTATTTCCCCACTCTTTAGGTGTTTTTGTCATTAATCCTAGTTTAATCTACTTTTGTTTACTTTAGTTTAAATCTGTGGTTAAAATAGCCAACGGAAAGGAAACATAATGGCATTTAAAGGTAATCCAGAAAACTTACCTAAACCAGAGGACATTAAAAGGTGTCAATTCGGTGGCGATAATAATAAAAAAGCTACTGGTGGCTGTGGTAAGCATGTGGTAAAAACTGGACAAATGGTTAAATCAAAATCAACTGGTGCTACTTGGCATATTTGGCACCATTTTGATTATTGTAAAGACCACTTTGAATTGGAAACACACCCACATAAAAACTTGCTACCAATACTGGAAGTATAATCTATATATAGATATGCTGGTAGATAACATACTCTACCAGCGTTTCTAAGCGTGTGTTTACTAATAGTCGTATAAACCATTACAAATCTTAGCGTCAGCTAGTAGCGTGGCTAGTAGAAAAAAGTTTTAAAAATCGTTTCACATATCTTAATCTTTGGTTAAATTATTAATTATGGAAACAAACAAAAACGAACTAGAAATGGAGGCCAAAATGGCAACTAAAACACTAACACAAACTTATGTTTCATTAAGAAACATTAACGAAGTTGGAGAATGTTTTTCCGACTTACTAATAAATGCAGAAGAAGAAATGGGTAGCATGGATAACGCAACTATCGGCAACATTGTTGATTTTGTTACAACTAATGCTAACAAAACTTGTAACCACGGTTGTGTAGCTACCTTCCTTCCAAAAGATGAGGAAGTTACTTTTGACATTAGAATAATTAAAAGATATAACAATGAGGGTAGTTCATCAGATATTACAAATCTAGGAACTGTAACTTGGACAAACCAAGTTGTTACAGGAAGTGACTTAAACAATGAATAAGGAACTAACAATCGCTTTAAACAGATACTGGGCTCACGGCCTAGTATCTGTTGATGACAAAGTAACTGGTAGAAATACTAGCTTTTATGGTGGTCAAACAATCACTAAAGAATATACAATCGGCGAACTATCAAATCACATTAGGCGACAACCAGAACAAGTTGTTTCAAATGCTATTGAGGTTTTAGCTAGATTAATTGTAGAAAATAATAGAGAAATAGACTTAATTTATTGGACAAATGTAGCAAATGCTCTACTAGGAACACAAAACGCTACTGCTGAAACTGGCTTAACTCTATAAATCTAAATTGCCTCTGTGTAAAAGCAGAGGCTTTTTAGTATCTACATTAAGACATTTAGTAAACTTGCTATGGATATTCCAGCTATAATCCAGCCATAAATTTCCGCTCTAGTTGGTCTGGTGTTTATATCTTTTTGTAGTTCATCTAATTTATTAAAAATCTTTTCTATATCTAGCATAATTTTTGCTGTCATTTCCTTTTGTGTATATCCATTACTATTTTCGCTCATACTAATTTTCCTTACAATGTTCACTTCCATATTCACAGTTGCATATTTGTACAAACGAGCCGTCAGGATTTTTAGTTACCGTACACATATCTTAGCCATTTAATTTAAAAAGTAATTCAGTAAAGTTACTTTCTAACATATCTAATTCACTATTTATTTCCATAACCATAGCATCACAAGCATTCTGATGTGATTTAATTTCTTCTATGGAGTTGAATACCCAACCAAATGCACTAAGCAAAGCTGTTAACAATATAGGCATAAGCATTTTCAAATCTATTTTCATTAATCCTCAAATGTTGCCTTAGGTTTGTATTGCTCTAAAGCGTGTTGAATAACTGTTATAAAAGAACTTAAAAATGCAACTCCTAAAAGTTGTAACATATCAGCGTCAATTATTCCAGAACTATTCGCTAGATATAATGATATTGCAGATTGCAAACCTGTTCTAATTGCTTTTGAAAACATAAATTTCCAATAAGCTTTCCAATTTTTTTTATTAGCCATTGCTACTCCCTAACTTTTCTTCCTATTTGTATAACTTTATAGTCCAAGCAGTGTTCGTTCAAGCACCAAAAGCCATTTTCGGTATATATTAATGGGTGTTTACATTTAGGACAATCAACTTTCAAAGCCCTCCTAATGTTAAACTATGTCTTGTCCGTCCATTTTAGCAGATAATATTTTCAGCTGTCCGTTAATATCAGATAATTTATCCCATACTTGTTTAGCATTTATATATTCTGTTCCAGTTTTATTATCAATTGCACCATTTAAGCCTTTTTTTAATTGTGCTAAATCAACAATTTCAATAGTTACTTTTTCATTATTAAGTAAAGCACTAGCTATTTTTGGATAAATTCTTTTATATGCTTGTGTGGATTTTCCAATAAATCCGTCTTTCATTAAAACATTATTTTCTTGACTATCGCCTACTAATATGCAACCAGCAGTATGTTCATCTGTATTTCCACAATGAATTAATATATATTGAAAGTTAGGCACATCTTGTAGTTCAAGCATTCCTTTGTGTATATCGGCAAATCTAGATTGATATTTGGTATGGAAACCACCTACAGTTCTAAATTGTATTTCATAAATGCCTAAAGGTATAGCAGTTTCGCCTTTTACCTTAACTTTTCTTTGTTCGTCCTCTAGTGTAAAACAAGCAAATTCATTATCAATATAAAGTATTCCATTTGTACTATCTGCTTGACTAGATACTCTATAGAGTTTTAATTCCATTATTCAGGTTTAGGATTATCAGCCTTAACTTGTGCTATGTGGTCTGCCCAAACAGAAGTTCCATTAACGCCGTCCCAGTACATCATATCTAACTGTTCAGCGATAGAACCATAACCCTCTTGTCTAGCTTGGATATAACCAAATTGTTGGTCGTTCCACATAGAATTAGCTTTATCAATAATTGCTTGGTCATAATCAGCTTGTGAAAATTCCAATCTCTCATTATTAACTTGTTTATACATTGGTTTAGCGTCCTCAACTTCTTGAGTTGCTATAACTGTTAGTTCTTCTAATGTTGCCATAATTATCCTTTCTATCTTATCATACTTTATTTAATTACTTCTTTAAACCATACAGGCTGAATTTTCCATTATCTATATTGCCACTTTGTAGACTAAATTGTATTCCATCTCTTGCAGTTCCTGTTACAGTAAAAACACCCCCACCTTGTTCTCCTGATAAACTTGATATAGAGTTAAAATTAGAAATTTCAAAAGTAGCAAAAGCATACTCTGTTGTTGAGTTCATATTAAATAAATAAAGTATTCCATTACCTTGCTCTTGTGTTGGTGTTCCTAATTGTCCTAAAAACCATTGAGCTTGATTAGTGGCACTATCATTGCCAAAAGTTGTATAAGATTTTAAAGTTTTCATAGCTCTATCATAATTAGATGTTGAGTTTGCAGTTCCACTTTCTGTAACTCTCATATATAAACCAACATTATCTGTTACTACTTCAACATTATTATACTTAACCATATACACATCATAAGTGCTATCAATACCTGTTAAAGTAACACTTGGTGTTGCTGTTGTAACTATTGCTTCATTTATTTTTATTAAGCTACCTGCCAT